CTTGACGTGATCGATGACCAGTTCGCGCCCGATCTTGCGAGTCGTGGTGTGCGCATTCAGTGTGAAGACACTCTTCCTTTCGCTAAGTCTGGCTCATTTCTTCCTATCGGCAAGGTCGATCGTGCCGTTACCATCTGTCCCAAAACTTCCTATTACCCGACGCAGCTTTACGGCAAAATCGGGGAGTACTCATGCATGCCAGCGCCTCTTTCGGCGGTGTATAGGGACGGCAGCTTAGTTTATCCAATGGACAACGCTGTCGCTCCTTATGCTTCGCCACTTTTGCTGTATGAGCAGCCTTGGATTTCCCAGGCTGCCTATGTGGCAATTTCTCCGCTCCTGCAACTTACCCGCGACTCCGGTCGTTCCATCTACTCATTTGAGCAGGCCATTCTTGGCGTGCCACAAGAGAAGTTCCGTAGCATACCACGTGGAACTGCTGCGGGCTACCCTTACGTCCTGGACGTGTCGGGTGGCAAAAAAGAGTTTTTTGGCGACGGTGAGGTTTATGACCTGACGTCGAAGAAGGCTCTTGAGCTGCGAACCAGAGTCGAGCATATCATCGAAAGCGCGAAGCGCGGTGTTAGGCTGGCTCACGTTTTTGTTGATTTTCTGAAGGACGAGCTTCGGTCGCCTGCAAAAGTTGAGGCGGTTGCCACGCGCCTTATATCTTCCGCACCACTCGATTACACGGTTGCGTGGCGCATGTATTTTGGAGCTTTTAGCGCGGCAGTCATGCGTGTCAACACTCGTTCTGGCATGGCGCCGGGCATGTGCACATTCACTGACTGGCCTGTGCTTGTCGAGATGCTGCAGAAACACGGCGAGCACACAGCTGATGGAGATTTCGCGAAGTTTGATTCCTCCGAGATGCCAGCTATTCACAACGCTTTCTTGGCTCTCATTAACAAGTGGTATGACGATGGAGAAGAGAATGCTCGCGTCAGACGCGTGCTTTGGCTCGATTTGGTGCATTCAAGGCACATTGGCGGGCGTGGCAAGGACCAATGCCACATTTACCAGTGGAACAAGTCTTTGCCCAGTGGACATCCCTTTACAACTATCATCAATTCACTTTATTCCCTTT